CAACCAATGATATTGGGTTCAATTCCCGGTGTGCCTGTAGAGTCAGCAGAAGATGATATAGGATTCTTTGACCCAAACAAAGTATACCCCAAAACTATTAATGAACCAGATACGAACAGATTAGTTCGTGGTCTAATTGGCGAAACGCATCCCTCTCTTATTAAAAGACGAGGTATGAGACAAACAGAAATTCCTCTTTCAACAAAACCATTTTTTGCAAGAAATGTTCAACCGGGCGTTACGGAGGACATAAGAAAAACTTATGATGAACCAGACGCAAAATCAAATGCTCCAACCTTCTATCCATACAACCATGTGCATGAAAGTGAATCGGGGCATATCCATGAGATAGATGATACGCCGGGCGGTGAGAGATTATTACAGCAACATATATCTGGAACATTCACAGAGATACATCCTACAGGAGACAAGGTTGTAAAGGTTGTTGGTGATAGTTATGAAATTGTTATAAAAGATAGTAACATACTTATAGAGGGAGACCTCAATGTAACTGTCAATGGTAATAAGAATGAACTTATTAAAGGTGATTATGTTTTAGAGATTGAGGGTGATTCGTATACCAAGATTCATAAGAACCAAAGAATACGAGTTGGTGTGAGGGGAGAGAAAGCAGGCGGTGGTAATCGTGAGGAAGAAATCTTAGGAAGTCATGCTTGGGATATTAGACAGTCTGTTAAATACAGTATCGGTAGTGCAAAAGATGGCGCAAGAGATTATGATGTTGCAATCGGTGGTAGTGAGAGAAGAGCAGTTGGTGGCGAGTTTGGTTTGCTTGTTACAAATGACATTACAGAGTCATCTACGGCTGGTGACGTAATAATAAATGCTAAGAATAATATGTCATTGAAAACAACAACAGGAATTGTTGCGATTGGTGCTGGTACTAATATCAATATACAATCATCATTAAAAACATTAGTAAAATCTGGAACCACATACACTGAAACTGTTGGTACAACTAGAGCATCTACTACTGGTGAAACTTGGACACATACTTCTGGTGGTGATATTACAATTACTGGTGGTCCAAATATTCACTTGAACCCATAGGATAAGACATGGCGGAATTTCAATTTTTAATAAATGGTGAATTGGTTACCTATGATAAGTATGAAGATATACCAGAAACTTTTAATCATGTGATTAAGTTTTTACCTGACAGTCTAGAACCATCTGGGGAAGACGGTAATCATACAGACGAACAACACGAAGCAATGTCAGTGTGGAATGAGCGATTGCAAGAACTATTGGAGAAAGAACGTGCCCGCAGCAACTAGAATTGGAGATGCAGACGTTCCACATTGTAGTGGAATGGTAAGAGCAGAAGGATCACCAAATGTTTTTATAAACACTATTAAATGGAGTAGGCAAGGTGACAACAACACCGGACACTTAATTCCATCCGCCGTTCCCTGCCCATCTCATGCTGCACCAATCGCAACTGGATCACCTACTGTATTTGTAAATGGAAAGGGTGCAGGTAGAGTCGGTGATGCTGTAGCTGGATGTACGTCGGTAGCTGCTGGAAGTCCAAATACTTTTTGTGGCCCATGAGGAGGTAGACAATGGTTGATTTTACTACACCAAATTTATGCGGCGCAAGTCCAGAATTTAATAAACTTGTCAGTCAATTTGATAGTATCAAGGAATCTCTTAAAGGTAAACTAGAGGCTGAAATTGATCTTATAAAAAGTGAAGTGGGAAGTTCATTGAGTGTTTTAGATGCGGACATGAAGGATTTAATTCCTGAACTATCAGCAATTCCAGATGTTAGTTTCATATCAGAAATACAAAATTTAGCAGCATTGCCTGCTGGTGGTTTTGCAGGTTTGTCTGCATTAGCAAACCTTCAATCTCAATTTGGGTCTGCGTTATCTGGTGCTGGTTTTTCTTTAGATAGTCTTGTGGGAGATGCAACAGCAGCTTTCTCTGGTGGTATTGATCTGTGTGGTGGTGGTCTTCCTAATTTTGTTATTGGGCCAAACGGTTTACCAGCTTTAAAACCAGAAGATGTTGGTATGCCATCAACGGACCCAGAGCGTTTAGATGAAGATGATCTTATTGTAGAAGAAGCAGCGTCTTCACTTTTGACTCCATCAGCAGAAATATCATCAACAAATTCTGGACTTGCCGGTGCTGCGGGAAAGGCTCTTGAAGAAGTTAAGAAACGTCTTCCAAAGATGACTATTTCTTCTGAAGGTGGTAATATATCTTTGTCAGCAAGAATAGAATATGATAAACAAGATGCATTAATTGAGGCAAACAATATTAAAAATAAACTTCCATCAACACCTCAAATACAAAAACGTGCAAATGCTGCTGCGACTAATTCAAATTTACCAGCAAAGGCTCCAGCAACATCTCCAGATGAAATTTTAATAGAGATTCAAGTTTTTCAAGAAAGAGTCAATATTGCTAGAAATGCTTTTACAGACTCTTTTAACAGAACTCAAGGTCTTTTTAAAAAATCAAAACAAGAGTCTCCTCATAATCTACTTGCAAGTGGAAAAGCAATTGTAAGAGATGATACCAAAGTATTCTCGGCTGGCGGCAGAAGTAATTTAAACTTTAAAAGCAAAGGCCCAAGTGCTGGAAAAATTATGGGTAGCGAGTGGAAATTTTTCTTTACAAGCGCAGGACTAGCAGAAATTAAAATAAACAATGGAATTAGCGCAAACAGTGCCGGTGGAATTGAAACAAGAGTGATAGAAGTAGAGGAATTGTCAAAGAAAGGCGTGACTCTAGCAGAAGAAGTATATGATGGATTAGAAGAAACATATGCTGTGGCACCGGGGGCACCAGCGTCGTCAGGTCTTACAATTGTATCAGTCAGAGACTTAGGGTTTGTTAAACAATATAGACTTAGTGACGGACGTGAAGTTAGTGAAAATCAACTAGCTGGTCTGGGTTTGTCCCCATCATGATAATAAAAAAATTAGTTACACTAAAAATATTGTATTGGATGCCAGATTATAATAATGTTCTGCAACAATTTACTTGGCAGACAAAGGACATAGTTCCAGAGTATCCAAGAGTGCATAAATTTTTAAACTATTGGCATGAAGAGATTGATGCCGTAATAGCAGAGGTTCAGATTGGTCATAGTGACAATCATGAATATAGACCAATCATAGAGAAGTTTCGTTATTAAAAGAAACAAATGATATTTATTTTATTCTTATAAATAAATGAAGGAGTAACCATGTCAGGATTTACAGACGCACAGGGGCAGAATGATATATCACGCAATGTGCGGCAGTATCGTGACCTTGATCTTTTCTTTAGCAAAAAACCTGTTACTGGTGATGTGAATGTATTAACTGATATTGCAAATATAAAACGTGCTGTTAGAAATTTAATACTAACTAATGTATATGAAAAACCCTTTCACCCAGAAATTGGTTCTGGTGTGAGGGATATGTTATTTGAAAACATGACTCCATTCGTAGCTATAATGTTAACAAAAAGAGTTGAAGATGTTATAGAAAATTTTGAACCAAGAGTTAGACTAATGAGTGTTAGCGCAAGACCAGATTTAGACCGAAATATCTATGAGTTGACAATTACATTTTTTATCATTAACGCTCCCACAGAACTTGTAGAGGTAGATATGTTTCTAGAGAGATTAAGATAATGGCAACAAATGATAAAAGATTAATAGTTTCAGAATTTGATTTTGATGATGTTAAAAACAATCTAAAAACTTTTCTTGAAGCTCAAGATGAGTTCACAGATTATAATTTTGAAGGTTCTGGTATAAGTGTTCTTTTGGATGTGTTAGCATACAACACTCATTACCTTGGGTTTAATATGAACATGCTTGCAAATGAGATGTTCCTTGATAGTTCCTCTCTTCGTTCAAGTGTAGTGTCTCATGCAAAAACTTTAGGATATGAACCCTTATCAGCAAGATCGCCAAAAGCTTTTATTGATGTTACTCTGTTTGATTCTGTTCTGGCAACAGCATCAATTCCCGCTGGGACAGTATTTACATCTTTAGTCGATGATATTTCTTACCAGTTTGTTACTGTAACTGAATTTACTGCTTCAAGTATAGGAAATAAAATTCCATTTTTAAATATTCCCATACATGAGGGAACATTTATCACAACACAATACATTGTTGATTCAAGTGATGTTGACCAAAGATTTATTTTGACTGATAATAGAGCAGATACAACTACGTTAACAGTTACAGTTCAAACCTCTGCAACTGACACATCATCCACAACTTTTGTAAAAACAACAGATATCTCACAAATCAATTCAACAAGTGCAAATTTCTTTTTGCAAGAAGTTGAAAATGGAGTATTTGAAGTTTATTTTGGTGATGGTGTTTTAGGAAAAACACTTTCAGATGGCAACATTGTATTATTAACTTACGTGGTGACTAATAGAAAAGATGCAAATACAGCATCAGTATTTACAAATGCAGCTGCTATTGATACAGTAATAGATGTTCAAATTTCTACGGTTGAGCCTGCAAGTGGCGGTGCTTTTCCAGAAACTGTTGATTCAATAAAATTTAATGCTCCATTAGATTTTGCATCGCAAGGTCGATGCGTTACTGCTGAAGATTACAAAACATTTGTGAAAAGATTTTTTCCAAACACACAAGCAGTATCTATTTGGGGTGGTGAGAGTGGTTCCTTTAACCCTGTAACGGGCGTTAGTTCTGTACAAGAGTTTGGAAAAGTTTTCATATCAATTAAATCTACAACAGGAACTAATTTAACTGCTTCACAAAAAGCACGATTGGTTACAGACCTTGGGCCATTTACT